TTAAAGAACCTTTGGATTTTGGCATTGATATTGGTGGTTACAAAATACCTTCAACAGTAGGTTTACTTGCTAGCGGTGTTGGTAACTTTATGCGTACAAAAATATATGATGTTTTGCAAAGAGGTGGCACGCCTGTATATGATGATAGAGGTAATATTGTTGGTGTTCGCGATCAATATAATAGATTAACAGGTCGTGATCCAGAAGCGCAAAGACTTGCAATGATGGAACGGATGGATAGAGACAGACCTGAACCAACAAATTTTCTTGCTATGGCAGAACCAGCGCCAGTGCTAACACCAGCACCCTCTTTTAATATGGTAGATATGACATTGCCTTATCAGACAGATGATAGGTACTACCGTCCTAGTATGTTGGATCAGCCATATGGTTTATTAGATTTTTATCAGATGTACGGTTTAGAACAGCCTCAAGGTGGGTTTAGTTCTCAACCAATGTACGCAAGTCCATATGCTTACGGAGGTTATAGTTTATTAACATGAACGAAGGAAAAGCGCGTGAAAAAGTTGATAGAGGAATTAAAGCGGAGACGTTGCTCCGTAATGAATTATTACAAGAAGCATTTGATTATTTGGAAAATGAATTTACAAATGCATGGAAGAATAGTTCCGTGGAAGATTCGCAAGCTCGCGAGAGATTGTATATGCTTTGTCAAAACCTTTCAGCCGTCAAGGGTTATATCCAAAGTGCGGTTGAAGATGGCAAATTGGCGAAAGCAGCCTTAAATGGGTTGCAAAACAATATAAACTTTGAGAAAAGGAAATAGGAAATGTCCAATAACTCGCAAGAGACTGGCACAATATCTGTAAATGATGCAATTAATAGCCTTTTAACTACCACCCCTGAAACGGACAAGGTTGAAGAAGGGCGACTAGAGGCAGAACAAGCCTCACCACTGGAGACAGAAACTGAAGAATTAGTAGAGGACACTCTGGAAGCAGAACCCGAAGCTGATTTTGATGAAGAAGTTTATGAAGGTGAAGATACCGAAACTGAGGTAGACGAAGAAGAGGTAGAAGAGGAACCTTTATATTCAGTCAGCATTGATGGCGAAGAATATGAGGTTAACCTGGACGAACTTAGAAACGGCTATCAGAGGCAACAGGTATTTACAAGGCGTATGCAAGAAATTGCAAAAGAGCGTGAAGTTGTGCGTCAGGAAACTGAACAAGCACGACAGCAACGTGATGAATACGCCAAACAACTTGAAGTCTATGGTGGACAAATCCAGCAGACAATCCAAAAGGAACCTGATTGGAGAGCTTTATCGGAACAAGGTTATTCTGAAAAGGATTTATTCCTTGCAAAGGCTGAATGGGATAAGCAAAAAGCTGAATTAGATCGCGTTCAACTAGAGCAACAAAGAATAGCTTCTGAGCAAGCCAAAGAGAACGAAGCTAGAATGCGTGAGTACCTAGCGTCTCAAAGGCAAGAAATGATTGAACGCATTCCTTCATGGAAAGATGAAGAAAAGCGTGATGCGGAAAGAGTGGAAGTTGTAAAATACGCACAGCGTATTGGCTTCACAGAAGATGAAATTGCAAATGCGACTGACGCAAGAGCTATTGAACTTCTACACAAAGCTTGGTTGTGGGATAGTCTTCAAAAGAAGAAACCCGATGCTAAGAAACGCGTTAAACAAGCGCCTAAAATGGCTAAAGCAGGTACACCGAAGACAAAAACTCAAGTTGCTAGTCGTCAACGGCAACAAGCAATAAGCAGACTAAATAAAGAAAAGTCTGTTGATGCAGCCGTTTCATACTTAATGGGTAGATAGCAAAGGAGATTTTATAAATGACTACTTACCTAACATCCGCAGCAGTAGGTGAGCGTGAGCAGCTTGCTGATGTAATTTATCGTATTGACCCAGATGAGACACCAATCTTTTCTGCGTTAAAAAAAGAAACCTCTAACGGCATTTTCACTGAGTGGCAAGTCCAAGAATTAGCGGCAGCAGCTACTAATAACCACGCTTCTGAAGGTGCAGACGCTTCAATTGCAGCAGCAACAGCAACTACAAGACTTGGTAACTATCACCAAATCTCAGTTAAAGCTGTAGCAGTATCTAAGACATTAGACGCTGTTGAAAAAGCTGGTCGTGACCGTGAAGTAGCTTATCAAAAGGTGTTAAAGTCACTTGAGCTAAGACGCGATATTGAAAAATCAATTGGTGACACAGACGTAGCACGTTCTGCTTCTGAGCCTCGTAAATCAGCATCACTTACTTGCTGGATTACAAATGGTTCTGTAGGTGCAACTGCTGGTGCGTTTTCATCAGGTGATGGTACAGATACTATCACAGGTGGTGATGATCGTGCGCTTTCTCTAGCTTTGATTGAAGACGGAATGCAAGATGCCTGGACAGACGGTGGAAACCCATCAATGATGGTTTGTTCAGCTACTAATCGTGCAAACTTCTCAGATCTAACTGCTTCATCAAACTTGGTAAACAATCAAGTAAACATGACACAGGCTAAAGAAGTAACATACGTTGGTTCAACATCTGTTTTCTTAACAGACTTTGGATCAATTGAAGTTGCGCCATCTCGCTTTATGAGCAATGACCGTTTGTTCTTGCTAGATCCAAACTTTGCTTCTGTGTCTACACTAAATGGACGTAATTTCACTGAAAACGAAATTGCACCAACTGGTGATGCAGAAAAGTTCCAAATCGTGACTGAGTGGGCGCTTAAAGTACAAGCTCCAAAAGCACACGCAATGGTAATGGATTTATCTGGTTCCTAATAACTTTTAGAAGGGGGCGGTTTTCCGCCTCCTTTTTACAGCGAGGAAAAGTATGAAAAGACTGTTAAAAGCTGACCCTATCACAGGCGTTCAAAGTTCTTTAGTTCAAGATTCTAATGGTGAAACTCGTATTGAGACACAGCAAGAATTTAGCAATTTAATAAAGCTAAACAAACAAATGAATGATGACTGGTCTAAAGGACAGATGATTGGCACACAAAAGCATATGCAGCATGTGGCAGAGATACCAAATGTGTTGTATCATGAGTTATTAAAAAAGCTAGGAAAGCCAAGCGAAAATCCAAAAGCTTGGAAACAATGGCTAAATAACAACGAAAATCGTGCGTTTAGAACAGGTGGCGGTACAGTATGACAATTAGCACTTACGCAGAGTTAAAGACATCTATCGCTAACTTTTTAGCCAGAGATGATTTAACTGACCAAATACCTAATTTTATACAGCTTGCAGAAGGTCGCATGAACCGTGAGCTAGAAACACGAGAGCAAGAAAAGCGTGTTACAGCTACATTAACTGTTGGAGATGAATATATAGCTTTACCAACAGATCTTCGCGAAGTAAGACAAGTAAAACTTAATACAAGCCCTATAACAAATTTATCTTATTTTAGTCCAGTAGGTTTAGACAAAGCTTATGGTTCTACGTCTACTGGTAAGCCTAAAGGTTATAGTTTAGTAGGAAGAGAGTTAAAACTTCGTCCTATTGCTGATTCTGCTTATACAGCAGAAATTATATATATTGGCAATTTGAACAGTTTATCTGATTCTGCTACAACTACATTATTCCTACGTTCTCCAGATTTGTATCTATACGGAGCGTTAGCTGAAGCATATATTTATCTGCTAGATGAACAGCGTGCTAACGTATATGATAGTAAATTTACAAGAGCTTTGGAAGAAGTTAAAGTTGATGAAGAAAGAGCTAACTATGGTAGTGGCTCTTTACAAATTAAATCTGACTATCAACGTCAACAATATGCGGCAAGGAGTTAAGATATGTCTGCAATGAGTGATTATCTCGAAAACGAGATTTTAGACCACATTCTTGGAACAGGTGCTTACACACACCCTTCTACTGTATATGTTGGTCTAGCAACAGCAACTTTTGGTGAAGGTAACACTGGAACTGAATTATCTGGTAGCGGTTATGCTAGACAGTCAGCTTCATTTAGCGTGGCTTCTGGTGGTACTACCTCAAATTCTGCGGCTATTGAATTTCCCGCCGCAACAGGTTCATGGGGTACAGTAAGCCATTTTGGTATTTTTGATGCTTCATCAAGTGGCAATCTTTTAATACATGGTGCTTTTAGTGCTTCAAAATCTATTGCATCTGGCGATATTCTAAAAATCGATACTGGTGATTTAGACGTAACAGCCGCTTAAATGGAGTAACCGATGGGTTATCGCGTACCTTTAGATAATCTGTCGGGTACGCTCGACAGTCTAACTACCCCATTTGATACGTTAGACACAAACGCTATTGAGTGGAGCGCAACTACATTAGATTCGATGAATCAGTGGGGTGCGCTCGACACATGGAACTTTGGCACTCTTGATAGCATAACATCGTTTGATGTTTTTCTAGGAACTGGTAGCGCGGCAACTTCTGTATCTGTTGCCTCTACCCTTTCTAGGATTTTATCAGCTACAGCAAATGCGTCTGTTGCTGTAACACAATCCACAACATCTACAAGAATTAGAACCGTAGCATCTGCTGTTTCTACGGCTGTAACAGTTACGAATACGCCAACTGTTACTAGGCTTATGTCTGCTAGTGTTGTGGGTGCGGCATCTGTTAGTTCTTCTGCTGGTAAAACAAGGTTGTTCTCAGCCAGCGTTAATGTGGCAACAACAGTATCTTCATCATTAACAAAAACGACATTTACTGATTCTTCTGTGGCAACAGCGATAACTATATCTGCTGTTCCGTTCAGCGTATTAGCGTTTGATGCGACAGCAAACACAGCAATAACACAATCAACACAAGCCACACGCATCAGAACAGTTAGCGATTCAGTAAACATAGCGTCTACAGTTACGGCAACGCCTGAGAAGATTACTTTTGCTACAGCCTCAGAAAACATATCTGCAACAGTTACAGCAAATGCGATTGTATTCAGAAATGCTGTTTTTGCAGATGCCTCTGTAAATATATCGGCTACTGTTGCTGGTGCTTATAATGTTGTTAAAGAAGTTGCTTCATCTCAATCCATAGCAATCACAGAAAACGCAGTATCCAAACTTATTGCCTCTGGTGTTTCTTCTGTAAATATAGCCTCAACCGTGTTGTCCTCTGCAACACGAATTAGAACAACATCATCACAAGTAGATATAGCTGTAACTGAACAGGCTGTTCAAACTATAACAAGAACTGTTTTAGCTTCTGAAGATATAGCAATTACAGAATCTAACTCTTCTATTAGAATTAGAACTATGTCAGCATCTGTCTCAGGTGCTACAAATGTTAGCGCAAGTTCCAAGGCTACTTTAGCTGGGGTTACATCTGTTGATATATCTATTGAGACAACAGGTGTAGCTAACGTGACTGCTTCTGCCGTGGCTAGCGAAAATATAGCCATTACTAATCAAGCAACACCGACTATATTACGCACTGTTTCATCTCAGCCAGATATATCTGTAAATGTCACAGGTGAACAGCAAAGAATTAAGTCGGTATCTGCTTCTGTTGATTTATCCGTTACAGAATCAACCGAAGTAAGAAGAATAGTTTTCGATTCTTCTGCGGTAGACATAAGTGTTACAGAGAGTGCTGTAGCTACTAAACTTAGAACAGCATCTGCGTCAGAAAGCATATCTATTACTGAAAGTGGTTCTGCAATAAGAGTTAGGACAGATAGTTCTAGCGTAGATATAGCGGCAACAGTTACATCAACAGCAAAAACTGTATCACTGGTTTCAGCATCTGAATCTATTGTGATAGAAACAGAGGCAATAGCAGGGATAGAATTTTCTTTCTTTGGAACTTCTGCTATATCTATAGAAGGAACTATGATAGCCAAAATACTTGGCGAAGATTGGGTTCTTGTCGATTCGGATGATGAGACATGGACAGATATAGCAATAGGTTCTGAAATATGGACGCAAGCTCCAACAGGCAGTGAGGTTTGGTTAAGACAATGATTACATTCGGTGAGTGGCTACCTGACCAGCCAGATCATATGAACCCAGGGGTTTTGACGGCAGAAAACGTAATACCTGCTTTTAAAGGCTATCGTTCATTTCCTCAATTTGTTGAATATTCAAGCGCAACCGCAGACGCTAAGATAAGAGGTATTTTTGCGGCAAAAGATAATGCTGGGAACGTAAAGTTATTTGTTGGTGATGCGGCTAAGTTAT